CTTTTAAACTATAATGTGGAACATTCACATACAGAATATTTGAAATGCTTGTGTCAAATAGTTGTCTTTCATTTTCTTTATAAGATTCATTTGTGTGTGAACGGATTTCATCATCATAATTTTTACTTTTATCATCTTTACCTTCATTATCACCTTTTTGATTTTTATCGGTTTCAGCATCATCTTCTTTACCATCATCCGAACCACCACTAGATTCTTCTGATAAAGGTTCACCGTCATCATCAAATTCCACTTCTTCATAGTCATCATCAGATGAATCACCATTTTCAGCTTTTGCCTTTGCGGCTTGTTGTTCTCTTTCATCGATTTGTTTCTTCATATAATCGATGATTTTTTTGGAAACCTCAATTACTTCATCGTAGGTTTCAGTTGTTTCAACTTCATTCAATAAAATTCGTTCATCGGGATTGAATTCGATACGCAAAGCTGCGCCGCCTTTGCAATGAAGGTTGATGCGATCCAAAAAATTCATTTTATTGATATCAGTATCTTTGACACCAAAGAAATCTCTATCCATAAGCTCTTTATAAGCTTTGACAAATGAGTTTTTCAAACCAGGATATTTGTATTTAATCTTACGTTCGATGCGGGAATCTTCCACTACGTTAACCACATCTCTATTGATTTTCATTTCTCTCACTTTTAACATTCCTTCCATAGGAGTGTAAAGTGCATGGCCAACTTCGTGGCCAGTAAATAGGTCATAAAGAGAACCAGAAATGTTTTTGTCCAAAATTGGCAAAGTCAAAATTCTATTCTTAACATCAAATGATGCTGTTTGAACTGGTCGTTGTTCAACAACAAGGTTCTCTGTAGCCATCAATTTGGCCAATAGTGATTTTGATTCAAGTAATTCCATTATTTTTTCTCTGTAATGATTAAAACGTTGCCTCTTGGCGTTTCTTCAACTTTCAAATTTAATACGGTGCCTTCTTTCCATCCAGTTTCAGCAATTACTTCGTCAGGAAATTGTAAGATTGCATCACCTGTGCCATCATTCGCTTCAAAAATGTCAGCAATATAGGTCTTACTCATAGTATTCTTTCATTTTTTTATACCAATCTTGGTCGGATTCAAATTGCGTCATCACCGCCCACTTTTTTGTGACTTCCCAAAGCTCTTCCCATGCCATTTTCATGGTTTTTTCTTCGGAGTCATCTTCAAATTCAAAATTTTTCGACATATTACTCTCCTCGGTCAGAAATTTGCGACAAAATCGCTTTTTTCTCGTCTTTACGATTATATTTTACGACATTTTTGTGTGCCTGAACAGGCTTGATTGGTGTTCGACACACAGGACGTTGTAATTTTACAACAAAACTCATTTTCTTGCTCATTTTAGCGCCTCATTTTTGAAATTTCAACAGCTTCCTCGCTGTTAAACACAGGAACAGCATTTGATTTGTGCATTGTTGCAATTCCCATCATTTTATCACCAGTATAAACCTTAGCTGGTGACTTTGTTGCTTGACCAATGCCAGTATCCAATGACGGATAGCGGACGGTTTCACGACCAGGTGGTGTTGCCAACTTATACACAAGTTGGTTGTTGGATTGTTTTGGGTATTTAATAGGTTTTGAGGTTTGGTGTGATTTCAACCAAGCCTCATATTGTTCACGCTCGGCCTTAGGTCCACGTTTTTTCTTGGACTTAGGTGTTCGAACATAAATCATCATAATAAATCTCCTATGCAATATGTGTATTATACAACATTCGCATAAGAATGTCAATAGTTGTGTTGCTATTATGCAACACTAAAATTAATCAAAATGTCTTGCTTTTCTTCTAGTAGGCTTTTGGTAATCTTCATAACCTCGGAAATAATCATCATCCTCATAATAAGATTTTTTCCTTGGTGCTTTTTGATTATTCCTTTTCTTTTTTCTAGTTTCGAAAGTATATTCATCTTCGTAATCGTAATCACGAAACTTCCCAGAAAATTTAGACACTTTAATTAAACTCCTTGATTAATAACTTGAGAGGTTGTGAAGGTTATGCCACGAATTCGATGTTCTGGCATATTGGGTGTATCTGTTTGGGATACAAAAATTATATTTGATAGTGGGTAACACAATTTGATTAGTTTCAATAGGTTGCATGATGTTCCATCGATATCATTAAAGGAAAAAGTTTCATCTACAAAAGGAAAACTACTGATTATTTCTTTTCTTTGTTCGTGGCTGTTTTTTGATGTTCCATAACGTAATTGCATAAATGCGTCAGAGTGAACTCCTACCATAAGCAAATCACATTTTGATTTGCATGTTTTTAACAATTTAAATTCATTATATGAGATAGGATCAAATTCACCAGATACGACAATTATGTTTTCTTTTTTTGTCATGGTAACATTTTTGGAAATGCCTCTTTTACAAATTTGTAGTCTAAACCTTTTACACCTAAATCTTTATTAAAGATACCTAAGATGATTTCAGCTTCTCTTGGTTCTAATGATTCCAACATTTGGATTAATAATTCTTTGCGGCGACCTTCTGTTAATTTTTCCGCTGTTGGATGACCAACCTGAAACATATACAATCTACGTAGTTGTCTATTTAACGTATCGTGTGTAATTCCAGGTAACACATCGTTTGGAACTTTGTAATCTTCAGGTAAGTTTTTAACTTTCCATTGGAAATGTGGATGATAAGTTAATTTTAAAACATCAACCAGTAATTGTGAAAGATTACGGCCGATTACATCCATTCTTTCTTTTTTATTGCTCGACATTTCAAATTCGTCAAAAATTTCATACAATGGTCTCATCAAAATTCCTCAATAACATCCATCAGGTTTTTAAGTTTATGTTCAATAAGGTAATTTAGAATTTTACCTTTTGCGGCGGGTTTAGTTTCTTCATAAGTATTTATGATTTTAGACTGTATATCACCTGGTATATTTCTCAGGTCAATTAATGTTTGGTTACGTGAGAATCCAATACGTGCATTTTCATCATCATATTCACCATAATTTTGTTCCATAAACTTGTTAAGTTTTGCTTCTGTCATTACCTTTTGACGAATCTCACGAACAAAAGTGTCGCTGGGAGATAAGATGTTTGGAATACCATCACCTTTATCACCTTGAATGATTTTTTGTTTCAGTTCTTGCAATGGATTTTCGGATATCACAAATTTCTTTTGTGCAGGATTATATTGTTTAATGGTATACTCACTACGACCATTATACATTTGCAATTGCAAAAAATCTCCATCACTGGAAATGATTAATACATTTTCGTGCATGACATGACGGGGTGCCAATGTGCCAATGATATCATCAGCCTCTGCACCTTCAACATCAATTACTTTATACGGGAAATTTTCACGTAGTTCTTGTTTGAATTTGGAAAGCATATCAAAAATTAGATGCCAATCCAAATCAGACTTTTCACGTGCTTTTTTGCGGTGTGCCTTGTAGAAAGGAAAGAATTCCTTACGCCAATATTTACGGTTGTCAGCACACAAGACAACTTCACCATAATCCTTATGGAAATTTTTTAGGTGTGTCCTGATGATGTTCAGGATCATATGCCTGATTAGGCCTTCTTCAAGTTTTATACCTTTTTGACTGGCAATTTGTGCCATTAGTCCTGACAATAATACCTGATTGAGGTCAACGAGAATCATAATATACTTTCAATTTACAATACTTTATTTTACATCAAATCTTTGAACTTGGCAATAGCATCTTCTAGGAAAATATCCGATGTTGTTGTTTTTTTCGCAACAACACCATACCAACCACATGGTATTAATGAAGATATGTATTCTCTAGGATCCGAGAAAATGGCATCAAATGTATCTAGCTTTTCAACAGCACCACTATCTTCGTTGCATTGAAACAATAAAATATGCCACCAATTGCCGATATCATTACCTTTTATTTCTTCACCAGGATTTTTGTATTTGTTGGCAAGTATTTGTATTGAATCATCATCTTCAAGTGGAAGAAAAAACAATGCATCGAAATGGTCACCAACATCTTTCAAATATTCTAACATTAAATTCCTTTGATGTGTGAATCTCTAACTCTTACCATAATCCATGTATTGTAGTAATCATCACGTTCAAGCACACTATTCACAAATTGTTCTTTGGCTTCAAGGTAACCAGTTGTGCCTTTTGTTAAACACAGGTGCAGGATTTCCCGTTTGAAGTTCTCTTTTCCATGTATTATAACATCTTTTTTCAATTCCTCATTACTACCATAATAAGTTTGCCAGTCCGAGGAAACTTTGAAACGTTTCTTCTTACCTTTTACTTGTTTGGTTTTGGAAGAATAAAAGAATTTTTTACCAATGTATTTCTTATTGTTTACATTGTTTGTTATGAGATACACAAAACCATAATTATCACCAATCAAATCTTCTGTAAATTCTTTGTCTTTATATGTCCAATTCAATCCCATTTATCATCTTCATTGAGTTCATCATCCTCTATATATTCTTCTTCGGATAATGTATCAATGGGTTCACCACAAAACGGGCAAAACTCTGGTAATTCATCTGATACTAGTTGTTCCATAAAACTCACATCGTAACTTGATTCACAATTGTGACATTCGGCTGTTATAGTTCTTATTGTCATATTTTTTTCTTAATGTGCCCACACATCACTCCAATCTCCGGACAATGCACCTTTTGCATAATCGGTTGCACGGTTCTCAAAGAAGTTGGTGTGCGTAGGAGCATTAATCATCTCCTCTACCCACGGAAGTGGATTACGTTTAACTTTAAAAATACCCTTCATGCCAAGTCCAATTAATCGGCGGTCAGCAATATAACGAATATATTTTTTGACATCCTCTTTTGTTAGATTTTGCATTTCACTTACACCAAAAGCTAAATCAATGAATTTGTCCTCAAGTTCAACCATCTTTTCAGCGATTGTGTAAATACTAGACTTCAATTCATCATTCCAAATTTCTGGATTTTCATGTATATATGTTTTAAATAACTTCATCATATTTTCAGCGTGCATTGTTTCATCAACAATAGACCACGTGATAATTTGACCCATACCTTTCATCTTTCCGTGTCGTGGAAAATTCAACAACATAATGAAAGATGAGAACAACTGCATACCTTCAGTAAAAGCACTGAACACGGCGATGTGGCGGGCAGTGTTCTCTTTTGTTCCGTTTTTACCTGAAAGGTCTAACACATAATCGTGTTTGTCTTTCATTTCTTGGTAATCTAAGAATTCATTATATGTTGTTTCTGGTAAACCAAGTGTTTCAATCAAATGACTGTATGCTGCAACGTGTAAAGCTTCACGGGCGGCAAATCCCATCAACATCATACGAACTTCTGGTTGTGGAAAGTATGGTAGGTAGTTTTTTACATATCCGCCAGCAACGTCAATGTCACCTTGAGTGAAGAACCGAAAGATGTGTGTAAGAAATTGTTTTTCTTCCTTAGTTAGTTTCTTCTTCCAATCTTTTACATCTTCTAACATTGGTACTTCGGTGTGCAACCAATGTGATTGCTCATGTTTTAACCATGCATCGTATGCCCACGGATAGTTGAATGGTTTGAAACTATTTCTTTCATCGGAAAGTTTTGATTCTAATTTTTTAATCATTGAACCAATCCTCTAGTTGTTTTAATGATTGCATACCAACCATTCTTTTGATTTCCGTATTTTCATCCAACATCACTAATGTTGGAACACCACGAACACCATATTCAATGGCTACTTCTGGTAAAGCATCAATATCAACTACTTCAATTGGAAGATTCGTATTCACTTCTTCCAAATTTTTTGCTAACATCTTGCATGGTCCACACCATGACGCTGTAAATCTCAATACTCTTTTCATTTATCTCTCCATTAAATCGTCTACAAAGTTTAATAATAATTTATGGTGTTCTCCACCATGATATTTGTTTTTCATCCAACTATAAGAATCATACCAATGTGGCTGACTTTCTGGATGACAACCAATTAATCCGACTGTTCCTTGAATGATTGCCATAGGATCATCATTCATATATTTTGCAACAATTTCATATTGACCTGGACCGAAAGCACAACCATCATAAAAGAACATGTTTTCTTCTTTTCCCAACCATTCAACTTTTAGATTTTTGGCGTGCGGCCTTTTCGTGTCCGTGTTCGGCCTTTTGATGTATTGTTCCACTTCAACGTTGTGCAAAATATTAAAATAGTCACTACCAGCCCAATAGGCACCCATACAAATTCCCAAATAACGGCCACCATTACGAATAAAATCATAAATGCGGTTACGATTATCTTTAAGAAGGTAATCAAAACTGTCACTATCACCCAAACCGCCAGGAAAAGCAACAATATCCACATTATTGAAGAAATCATTTTCTAGTTCGTGTTTGGTAAAAATTTTAAAATTGTAATGGTCCTCAAGTGATTTAATAATACCGTTGCCTGATTGCACCGAACATTTTGGTTGGTGTAAAAATATAGCAATAGTTGGTTTCATTTAACCCTCACAAGCAATACAATCATTTCCTTGTGCTACTTGAACCATATCTAATTCCTTTATTACTTGTCTTTCAATTTTCTTAGACACCTTATCAGCTTTTGCAAGTTTCTCACTACGGCAGTAATAAAGTGTTTTCAATCCTTTTTTCCATGCCATGAAATGAATAGCATGAATGTATTTAATGTGTGCATCTGGACGGAAGAACAAATTCAATGATTGCGCTTGGTCAATATATAATTGGCGGTCAGCAGCCAATTCGATAACCCAACGTTGGTCGATTTCCATTGAAGTTTTATACACAGCCTTTTCATTTTCGTCTAAAATGTCTAGGTGTTGCACCGAGCCATCATTAGCAATAATAGATGACCAAATTTCACTATACTTTTCCGATGACACAGCACCAAATTCTTGACCAGCACCAAGTTTGTCTTTAATTAAATTGTCCAAATATTTGTTTTTGTTTAAAAATGATCCAGATAAAGTGTCCTGACGGTAAGCGTTAGCACGATAAGGCTCGACACTAGGGCTAGTGTTTCCCATGATGATAGACGAAGAAGCATTTGGAGCAATAGCCATAAGGTGACTGAAGCGCTGGCCAGTGCCGATAGCATCAGGAGCCTCACCTCGTATTTTCCCAAGAGTCTTGTTGGCATCATCTAGTCCCTTTCTTATATGTTTGAAAATCTGATTATTAACAACTTTAGCCATTACACCTTCAAAAGCAATATTGTTTTTCTGCAAGTATGCATGAAATCCTAAGGCTCCAACACCAATAGAACGCTCAGAACTAGCAGAGTAAATAGCCCTGGAAATTGCAGAAACCCCGTTATCAATAAAATACTGTAAAACGTTATCGAGCATTTCAGCAACATCAGCAAGGAAGAGAGGTTCAGATTTCCATTCATCATAATACTCCAAATTTAAAGAAGATAAACAACATACAGCGGTGCGTTGTTCATTTGTTGGTAAAATAATTTCAGAACACAAGTTTGATTGGTGAATTTTCAAACCTTTGTCTTTTAAAAACTGTGGCATCATTCTATTGCTTGTGTCAATGTAATGAATGTATGGTTCACCTGTATGCATACGCAATTCTAAAATTTGTTGCCATAGATGTTTGGCTGATACTGTTTCTCTAATTTCTCCCGTATGCGGATCTTTTAGTTCCCATGAATCATCTGCTTCGGGATCCAACATACACTTTTCAATGATGTGCATAAAGTCATCGGTAATATTAATACCATGATGTAGATTTAGACAACGCACATTTGGGTCGCCTGTTGGTTTTCTCATCTCAAGGAAGGGAATAATATCCGGATGACTAATATCAAGATAGGCAGCATAAGAACCACGGCGAGTCCTGCCTTGACGGTAAGCCAAACTAGACGCATCGTAAATTTTGAGGTGAGGCATAACGCCAGTAGATTTATCATCCGCCGAGCGAATACCAAAACCAATCCCAACACCGCCACCAAGCATACTAAGCCAATTAGTTTCACTAAGATTATCAACTAGACCCTCCGCTGTATCTTCAATATAATTTAAAAAACAACTGATAGGCAAACCCCTCTTACTGCGGCCGAAGGAAAGGATTGGCGTGGAGTAAGACAGCCAGTGTTTACTTGCATAATCATACAACCGCTGAGCGTGTTCATCATCAGTAGCAAAAGAACGACTAACAAAAGCAAATCTGTGTTGTGGGCTTTCTTCATCTTCCCTCATGTAACTTTCTTTTAATCTTGTTATACCCAACTCATCAAATAATTTATCTCTTTCAAGGTCTATTTTAATACCCATATATTCCATATTTTTACCTTTTTATAATTGCTTTAATATTTGGTGGCGTCCATCCATCAGGTTTTAAAACTTTTCCATCTTCACGTTTTTCCACTTTGCCACTAGGACTAATTTTTGCAAGATTGCTTCTCGCAACTTCATCCCAAACAGCTTGTTGTGGTATTCCTAGTGTGTGTTCTAATCCCTCAACGACCCATTTTAAATCCGCACAAGCATCTGCTATTTCAACTTTGTCTCTGTTGCCATAAGCTGTAATCAATTCTCTGAATTCTTCCATGATAAGGTCAACATACAATTCTGCTTGAGGTCCAAAGTCTTTATCATTTTGACCACAAGCATACATGAATTTTGATACATCTTGTCTACTGTCCATTCGTAAACTCCTTAATCATTGGAAAAATTGGTTCAATTGCATCAGCGCAAGCCAAAGCAACATCTTGGTGTTCTTTTTGTGTTCCGTTTGCGCTACGGAGTTGTATATAGTGAACCCAAGAACGAAGGGTTCCATTCATATACAAACGTGAACCTGTCATACCTTCTGGCAATACTGCTCTCGCTTGTTCTTTTGCAATTCCACTATCCAAGGCCCATTGATAAGCTTCTTGGCATTCTTTTAAGACTCTTTTCTGACGTTCTTCCCACCAAGCTTGTAAAGCAAGATTATTTGTTGTAACACTATTTTGTCTGTTTTTTAAATCTTGCATCCTTGCCTCTTTCATTTCAAAACCCAATTGGGAAGCATCAGCATAACGTTGGCTAAATTCTTGAAATGAAAAAGACCTGTGTCGTAGAATTTGTCTCGCAATATCTCTTGTAGTTTCTATCTCCAAACATACGTTCACCATTTCTAACGGTGACCAATGTTGGTTTTTGATAAGATAACGAACCAACTTTTCAGATGTTTCGTTATTATTTTGATTGGCAGGATTTGAGACTCTGGCTGCAAAAGCAACCTGTTCTAACAAATTCTTACCGTCTGCGCCTTGTGTGTATGAAATCAATTTTACCTGCATAACGAAATCTCCATTCTTTTAAGTTTTTTTCCAATTAATAAATTCCATCTTTGCTCTTAAATTCACAAAGGTATTTTTACTTATGATATCTTGGATTTCGTCAGGTGAGAAACCATTTAAAATCATATCATTTATATCTTTTTCTTCCATCATTTCTGGCCAGATTACCACATTGTAATGTTCCTCAATGGCCTTTTCCATTTGTTTATGTAGTTCTTTGTTCCGTGGTTCATTATCGTATACTAGAACAAGTTTAGACCTATCAAAGTGTTTGGATGCAGCCATCAGGTTTGAATCCGCAGTCGCTACGGCATTCTCCAGAAACATGGAGTCAATAGGACCTTCCACGACATATATCATCTGTTCCGTGTCGATCCTGTCGGTGCCGAACAACTTATGATTCTCTTTGTCTGTCTTTACGGTGATATATCTCAATTTAGATTCACCCAAAGCACGACCTTGAAAAGCCACTAGATTTTTATCTTCATCATAGAATGGTATTACCAGTCTAGGGTCATCTTCTTTTAGACCATCTTTCTCTATTTGCAAACCCTCGACAAAACCTTTAAAGTCTTGTGCAAAATAAAGGTGTGCATGGAACGACTCTGGTATTTTGCGGGATTTGACATACACTTTCGCAAAATGTTCTTCTGGTAACGATTCGACCGTTGGAATATCAAACTTAGTTCGAAACTTCGGGGCTTCAGATTTGAATTCCTCGAAAGTTGGTTTAACGTAATTGTCACGCCCCTGTTCACCATTTTTGTATCTCTCAAGTGCATATTCTTTAATTAGGTTTGGATCAACCTTTTCCAGGAAATTATAAAAGGATGTGGATGCACCACAGTTGTGGCACATATAGAAATAATTGTTCTTTTTTTCATAAACATAACCACGAGCTTTGGTTTTGTTTTTTTGTGAATCGCCACAAAGTGGACACCTGAAGTTATACAGGTTATCCTTCTTTTGTGTGAATTTTTGAAGCTTTGGGGATACCCTCAGCAGAAAGGTTCTATCAATAAAAACGGACATAACGAAAGAGTTGTAAAGTTTACGAAACTAGATTTTACAACAATTAATGAAAAAATGCAAGTATCTTTTCGAAATGACCAGAAATTATACCAGCAAACGCAACGGCACCGGCAACCATCCACATTGTTCTTTCACGGATTTTTTCCAAACCAGATATTTTTTTGGCCAATTCCGCATGTTGAGTGCAAGATGCATCATACATAGTTTTCAATTGGTCCTTCAATTCTTCTCTAGTTTCGGTAACATCAGATTTCAAATCATCCAATTTTTCGTTTAGGTTTTCTACCTTAGTTTCAACAATTCCTAGTCTTTCGTTTGTGGTTGCCATTTATTACTTTCTTATACACTAAAGCTGCTGCCGCAACCGCAAGTGGATGTGGCATTTGGATTGTTTACAACAAAATTAGCACCCATAAGTTCTACCTTATAGTCTATTGTTGCGCCTGTTAGATATTGCATACTCATAGAGTCTACAATTAAATTTTCTGTGATTTCGAAATCGTCATCATTTTTTTCATCATCTAACATGAATCCATAATTAAAACCAGAACAACCACCACCTTCTACAAAGGCTCTTACATATTTAGAATTCTCACCAGACAAAATTTCCTTTATCTGTTTATCAGCATTTGCAGTTATGGTTAGCATTTTTTTCCAAATAATTATTTATTGCTGCTTTGACTGCATCTTCTGCAAGTATGCTACAATGTATTTTAACCGGCGGTAAGGCAAGTTCTTCAGCAATTGATTTATTAGTAATTTTTCGTGCTTCGTCAAGCGTTCTACCCTTGACCCATTCGGTGACGAGACTACTTGAGGCAATTGCTGAACCGCATCCGTATGTTTTGAATTTTGCATCTGTAATGATTCCTTCCTCAACTTTAATTTGGAGTTTCATCACATCACCGCAAGCAGGTGCACCAACGAGACCACTACCAACGGTAGCATCACTAACGTCAAAACTACCCACATTTCTGGGGTTTTCATAGTGGTCTATAACCTGCTGAGAATAAGACATATTACTTCTTTTGTGGAACTTCTGTTCCTTCAAGTTTCTTATGAACTTTCATTTCTTTGCAACTTTGTTTTGGTTTACCTGTTTTGGAATCCTTAACAACTTTACCTTCTTTGTCTTTAACATCAACACAAACTTTTGTTGTTTCTGCTGCGTGAGCAAATAGTGACAGGCTTAGACCTGCAATTAATAAAATTTTTTTCATTTTTCATCCTTTTTAGCAAATTTTTCCGAAGCGGTAAGACCTAAACCAGCAATCACTATGTACATCATTGCATCTAGTGTATGTGGTTTAATATCTAAACCGAAAAACAGTTCACAAACAAATTCTAAAGCACACAATAGAAATGCCATGAATGTTATCACTCTTTTACTGGAGATGGTGCCATTGACACCATCTGCCAACATACTTTTCAAGAAGTTCATTTATTTAGATTTCAGGTTGTGGTGCTGGTGCAGGTGCAGGTTTGCCACCAAACCCAACAACAACTTGTGCTGGTTGTGGTGCAACTGGTGTTACTGTTGGAGTTAAAGTTGGTTCAACCTTTTGCACAGGTGGTGGCGCAGACATTACCTTTTTAGTGGCCTCAAAGTTTTCATTCGCCATCTTTTGTGCTTCTAACATAGCCTTTTGGTCTTCCGGTTTAGAACCAGCTAACATAATACCTGATAATGTGCCTGTTAAGAATGTTGCAATTGGAACAATCAACTCAAAGAACTTTTGGTCAATTGGTGAAATAGCATTCAATGGTTGTGTAACAAAGATTAATGAATACAACACAACAAATACGATACCAGTAAGTGTCAAAGCAAGACATATACCAATGAAAAATTTCAGACGAGCCATCAACTGCTCTTCTGTATATAAAACTTGATTATTTTCCACAGTTTGCTCCTTGTGGCGGTTGAGGTTGAGAACGGTTAATAGCTTCTTTATTAAATTCATCTTTTGGGGGTCCTAAACGAGGGTCACGTTGACCTTTAAAGATGTGTTCGGGACAAGTTCGGGTCACATCACATAAAGGCATTTTACACATGTCTTTGTCCCAATTAGCTGGGTCTTGACAAGGATATCTAAATCTATCTCCACTACACATTGCCATGCCAATAGGCAGCAATAATAAAAGAACTAAAAATCTTGCTAATTTTAAATCTGCCATGATTACGCTCCTAATACATGTAGGGCGTGCTCATAATGTTTAATTCTATCTTCAAGGCCAATGGTTCCACCATTGATACGTTTTGTTAATGTGACAATATCACCTTTGTCAGCCCATTGGTTTAAATTATTCGTTTCCCAAAACCAACATGCAGATTGTGCTGCACCTTCAAAAGTTTCTAGGTATTGTGAAGCTTCTTCAACAGAAATTCCTAAACTACCCGCAAAAAAGGTATAGTTATCACGACCAGTCAATTGGATCAGACCACGACCACAAAATTTGTAACCATCACCAGAAGCTTCATCTCCATTACCCATGCGTGATGCATAAATTCGATTTGCAATTGCTTCTTGTTTGTTTGGTTTAGATGCATACTGATTTGCAATATCATCGTTTGGAAAATACTTAGCAAACAATTTGCGTAGTGTTGGTGCTTTGTAATTTAAATTCTCTTTAAGAGCTATGAAACCACCAGATTCGTGTGAACATTGTGCAATGAAAGCAGCAATTCTTTTTGGTGTGTTAATTTCATAATCTGGCAATAGTTGACTCAAAGCATGATGCCAATGGTCAATATATGGGTTTTTTGGAAGTAATTCTTTTAATTGTTCTTTTGTCAGTTCCATTATTTTACGCTCTCATAAATGTGTTTTTGAACTTGATACCATTCAATCCATGCATCATTTTTCACAGCACATTCATAATATGTTGTATAGTTAATTGTTATTGTTTTTGATATGTCGCTTAATTTTGCTTCGTTTCCTAATTTTTCTAATTGAGGGCATTTTACTAATAACCTTTCTGG